GCTTCGGCTTCGCGGAGAATACTGATGATCTGTTCGTCGGAAAAACGCTTCTTCATGGGGATGTCCTCATGTGGCTTATGAAGACATTACTAACATCGGGGTGTACTAATCAACGGGGAGCAGGTCAGATCGAGCTGGTCCTTGTAGGCGGAATCAGCATTGCCCGGTACGCGACGCGCCCCCCCCACGCGAGTTATCACACGTTTAAGAAGCTGGCGCCGGGGGAATGGTTTAACTCGGTTTCAGTTTCCCGCTATATCGAACTCTATGAGCACGAGATACTGGCGAAGCTGAATCCGGAACAGACCTGGAATGAGCTGCATCTGTTGGCAAGATGTGAGCCTGTACTGCTGTGCTGGGAGCCGCCGGGAGAGTTTTGCCATCGACAGTTGGTCGCGCGGTGGTTCAGAAAGGAGTTGGGAATTGCTGTTGATGAGTACAATCCCCACGCCACACCGCAGTTGGATATGTTCTAAAGCAAAGCCGGGAAAACCCGGCTTACTTCTTGTTAATTGGCTTGGTGACTATATTAGCGCAGTGCGTATGAATTTCATGATAGGAAATCTCGCCATCCACATATCGAATATGATTGTCATTGATGAAAAGCCAAGATTCCGTCACATGCTTATTGTCCACCAACGAACCCTCCAGGCTAAACCAAGCAAAAGCGGCTTCAGCCAATAAATCAGTCAGCTCATCAATCTTCGCTGGATTATCCCTTGTGGTTCCCGGAGGGCTCAAATGGCTTGGAAGCGCAACCAGGCAATAGGCGTATTTGGCGACGGCTGATTTAAAATTTACCTTCGCCTTAAACTGCTCCTGTTTTTTCCATTCTTTCATCGCGCAAAACGCAATACCTACGGTTGCAGCTGTAAATATTGCAGATATTGCAGCCCAAATTGTTGCCCACGGCCAAGCGTAGATTGTTTGCCACATGAAAACCTCCTTGAGTTAAGTAGATTATTCTACCCTGGTAAACGCATAAACTGGGGATTGCTGTTGATGAATACGATCCCCGTGCTACACCGCAGATGGATATGTTCTGAAGCAGAGCCGGGGAAACCCGGCTTTCACTTAAAGACGAATCTTATCTTCAGAATGCTGTCACACGCATTATGCAGAACAGTGCTACCGTCCTCTCCTTTAAGAAAAGATGAATGATGCGAGTAAATATTATTCCAGTGAGCCAGAACATCGATCTCCTTATCAAGCAAACCTTCGCAATAAAGAAAAGTATTACGGCATTGATTAAATTTTGAAATCAAACTCATCCTTAAGTCGTAATAATCGGCGTATGCCTTCTCATCACTTAAGTCATCAGGAAGAAGGAGTAAGGCGTAAAGGTAATCTGCAATAGCTTGTTTAAAAGCCATCTTAGCCTTCAACTCATCTTGTTTTTTCCAACGTAACAGTGCCAACCCAGCAACAATAACTGCCAATAATGTAAAAATTGCCGAAATCGATGCCCAGATGTTTGCCCAACTTGCTCCCAAAATCGCCTGCAACATAAAGCCTCCATGATTTAAGGAGGTTATTCTACCATGGTAGGTATCTAACTTCCGATAGCGAGCATCCCATCAAAGTTGATTTTTTCGGATATTAAGCGCTGCCTCGAGTGCTAAGCGAGTGAAGCATGTCTGATGAGTAAGGCATTATCGCAGGTACTCAAGGAATGCCTGCTGTAATGCTCTCGGCTCTTTTCTCAACATAGCCCCTTGCTATGCACCAGACGCTCTCTCAGGATCACCAGCTGAGAAATAGACGGGCTAACATCGGGCCAGCCCTCTTTCCCGCAGCTATCGAGCCATATAGCTAGGAGGATAAACAGAATCAGCATTATTGATTCCAGGTCAGTGAACTGGATTGACGCTGAAACTCAATCTCACGAACACCAGCAAAGTTATTGTTACCTTTCTCAATAACTGCCAGCAGCGGCTTAATCCACAGGACAGCCTGGCAATAGGTCATTGAGCTGGCGGCAGCGGTACGATCATCGGCTTGGTTAGGTCTGCCGGTATCGGTGTACATGGCGCTGGCACGTAAACTGTGCGCGTATTCGAGCAGCCCACCAGCAATGTCAGCAGGAACAGGCAAATCGCAGGTTTTTTCACGGCGGAGAATCTCCCGGTATTCGATTACAGTTTCTTCGGTGCTGATATCAATCAGCGAATTAAGCCTGTTGGCGTGCTCTGCAACCTGATTGTATCGGCTGAAATTGAAAGCCTGAGTGGCAATCACTTGCCCCTGTAGCGTGTTATCACTGCGAAGCACATCGTTATCACTCTTGATATTTTTGACATCAGCACAACTCTTTACGAGAGCAAGTGACAGGCCAGCAATAATGATAATGACGACCAGACCGGGATTAATTTTCATTGTCCTAACTCCCAACAAGTTAGCGCGCTTTCCTGATCGCGCCGCTCTACCTGTCCATAACAACCATTCTTCTGGCCTTTAGTTAGGCGACAATCACGTCCACCGTCCTTAATCCACCAGCGTATTGCTTCACATGCCCCTTTACGATCTCCGGCGTTAATGCGCTTATAGAAGGTCGAAGGGAAACATTTACCCGGGCCAATGTTGTACGGGCAGAAGGATGCTATACCGACCTTCTGCGGCTCTGTCAGAGGCACTTTGATATTGCGATCAACCCAAGCTAATGCCTTATCGCGTTCAATAGCGTTAACCTTCCGGCATTGTTCCTCAGTGGCTGTCATGCCCCTAACAACACGTCTGCCATCGATAAAGGTAACGCCGTGACATAAAGACCAGACCCCACCCGGATCAACAACGGCCACCAGCGCATTGCCTTCTTTCTCGCTGATGAACTGGTCAAAAATGAGTGGAGCAGATGCACCTGATGCGATTAGTGCCAGCACTGCTGCGCTGAGTTTTGATTTATTAGACATCATTCACCTCGCGCAGCTCTTCGACGGTCTGCTTTGATTTGGAAATAGAGGTTGGTGAGAAAGGTGAGCAAGCCGAACAGTAAACTACCGATCACACCTATAGCCGCCCACTGCTCTGGGGAGTAACCGTCAAGAAGTCTTCTAAACCAGTAAATGGCACTACCTCCCGATGCGCCGTAGGAAATGCCAGTAGTTATTTTGTCCATTCGATACATGCTCTCACCTCGCTCTATGCGGGTGCTGTCGTGAGAATAAAAAAAGCCCGCTTTTGAAGGCGGGCTAATGAGTTGACTATTTGTAAGGTAGGTGTGAGTAAGGCCTATGCTCAGGAGTGAAGCTGTATCGGCTGATTCACTATCGGTCCAGGAGAACCACAGGGCATTCAGTTACTTCCCACAACTCAAAGAGTAGCAGCAGTTTGCAAAACCATAAAAAAAGGCCTGCTTTTTATGGCAGGCTCTCAAGGAATTTGAAGCTTGTATTATTGTTGTCATGGTGCCGGGTGCCTCCCGGTGACTCTACCCCAGTCAGCAAAGCCGCGCGCATACCTGCAGATAGCAGTCGACTGGAACGCCCTTTCGCTTAGAAAGGATTCACCACAGAAATAAATTACGCTGAACTTATTCCTTCGGTCAATGGGATTAGACATCGCCACCTGATGGAGGTCTTACAAATGAAAAAACCTCGCCGAAGCGAGGCTATTTGAATTTGAGGCACCTCATCCAACAAACCACCCCGGTTAGTTGGATTTTGACGAGATGCTTTTGGATGAGCGCTGAACCCAAGGGTCAGTATTTTCACACAGCAATTTTGCGAAAAGCAGCGCTCACGCAAAAACATCTATGGGAGATGAAGGAAATTGGCATCGATAATGAAATCCGAGATAACATCAATGTAAATAACAACTCCAGCTATAAGGCTGGCAATCAGTATCAGGGCAATCATCCAGACGCCCATAGGTCACCTCTTCTGTGGTATTCCCAATACAATCCTTATTCATCACTACATAGAGATGAAAGTACATTGCACAGCTAACCACAAAACAGATTACCAACGCCAGCGTTTTGAGTATCTTTAACAATAGATTCTCCCTGTACATTTATTGTACGCAGTTTAATTCAAACTGGATCAACAAACTGTCAACACAAGGGATAAACCATAGCTTGCAACACCGGGCCCTTAAAATTTTTTTTACGTCGAATATGTCTGGTGAGTTCGGCGATATGACAGGGGTACTGGTGGAATGCACCTTCGCGAATACCCCTGTCGTATCGCCGTAAAACAAAAGCCCCGACCGGCGGGGCTTTTGTTATATTCAAATTGTCGCTTAAGTTCGCTGCCATCGCGGCGCAGCTCTGCCAAGCATGAATGGATTATCTAAATTCCTGGCTCGTTTTCAATATATAAATAGAATTAGAGCACGAAAAGTTAAAACCCAATCATTCAGTTCTGCTCAGCCAGGAGCTTCCGCGTAGATAAAAAGACCTTCGCCCTGAATATCTCTAGGCACCAGCGAACTCGTTTTCTGGCCTCCCAATCCGTTAGCCAAGGTGCGATAGACTGTAGTTCCCGCGTAATGTCTGAGATTTTTTTGCGTGTGGTGTAATACTGCAGACCGACGATATAAACCGGGTCATTTACATCAAGCGCCTGCAGCACTGACTGCTCGACAAAATCAACGTCATCATCGTGTATAGCTTCATCAATGATGCTGGTGGCGGGCTGTGGCCACAAAATGGCGTGAGCACGATTTAACGCCTGTGGCCCTCTGAATCCCTCTGCTCGAGCTTGTTCCAGTGCAGCTGTAAAGCGAGACAATGCCTTATCCGACCATCGCCCGCCCTTAAGAACATCCCAGCATGCATGAGCGCGAGGCAATCGTGGGGCTGTTCCACCGCTTACCCCCTCGCCCCATGTTGTCAGCAATGATTTAATCCATGCCGACTGAATACCTGTAAGAAGCATGCTTTTACCCAGCCAGCTTTTACGCGGCGCACTCGCTGCTTTACCCAGCGCTTCAATATGATTACGGCGTTGACGTGGTGTCATCATCTTTAATCCTTACGCCAGAACGCCGAGCGCGTAGGCCCGGTCCAGCACTTTAATAATCATCTCCGGCTGCGAGCCATATTTGCGCTCGAATGCCCGCCGGTCGTTATGCAGTTCGTTATGATGTTTACGGCAGAGTGGGATCGCGAAAATGTCATGGGCTTTGGTTGCCATGCCACCCTGCCCCCATCCAATTAAGTGGTGTGGGTCATCTGACTGCTGCTGGCAGCATTCGCATGGTTGAGTTTTCACCCAATCAAGATATTCGCGACACTCCCAGCGCAGACGTTTAGGGCGACGCATGAAGGACTGCGGAGGAGCAGGATCCGCCAGCACACCCACCAGCGGTTCGGCCATGATGTCAGGTACGTCAACAGCTGCGACTTTCTCAGCGAGAATGCTGGTGGCCGGTATCCCTGGCGTTATATCACTTTCGCGCCCAATCTTGCTGTCCTCCGGCAGGCGAAGCGCTTCACGGGCCGCAAATTCGGGAAGTGCTTCAGTAACGCCGGCACGAACTGCCCACCAGCTGAGTTCTGCGAGCGAGATCTCCCGGGCCTTGTCCATGCCAAGAGAAATACGGACAGAATCGAGAACAAATGCGATTACATTCCGGCACGCCAGCTCAGCCAGTGCCTCAGTGTGTTGATCACGTAACTCATTGTCGCAGTAGCCGCATAGCAGAATCGAGCCGGGTTCATGATGCATTACGGTCATCTCATGATAGTGATAATCGCCATGAGTGTTCTGGCACTTGCCCCCACCGTAGTGGAGCAACCAGTAATCAAGCCCACGTATACCACCCACAGCACGAATGACATCCTCATTCAGAAAGAAAGTACTTAATTGCTCGTTTTCAGCTAACGGTTGCCGTGCATCGGGAACGCGGCCTGTCTGGTATCCCGACATGCTGGCAGGCTGACGTTCGATCAAGACTCTTCCGCTCCCAAACAAACTCAGCAGCTCCTTGCCTGGCTTCAGCAACACAACACCTAATTCACGAACAATCACAGGATGTAACAGAGCGCGCATCTCTATTTTACCTCCGTCCGTGTGAACGCATGTTTTGCTGTGCTCTCTGTGATGAAACGAACTGAGGAAGATATGCGCTGACTAACCAGAACCGCGGATCTATATCGAGACTTTTCTCGACGGTTACGCCATTGGATTCGTAGCGAGCTACCAGCTCATTAGCTTCTTCGGTTGTCAGTCCGGTGTGAGTGAACCAGCTTCGTTTCATGCCGCCTCCTGCTGGAGTGACATCAAAAGAAAATTGCTGGCCCTTTGAGGGGTCAGTGAGGATTTATTCTTGATTGTTTCTTGCGCCATTGTTTATCTCCAGTGGCGCAGCAGGTATAGGGTGTTCAGGCCTATGTATTAATTCTAACAGAGTTGTGAGTGATACGAAAACAGAAAGGAATACATAATTTATTAATAATAGTATAAGAAAAAACCGAGCCTAAGCCCGGTTTACCAGTACATAACCAATGTCATATTACCATTTGTCACGATAATCAAAGGCGACAAAGTAATTAAACTTGGTGGTATCAATACGATTCTGGAAATGAGGTTGCAGTAGTGGCACCCAACCATTATCCATATCAAATTCACCGTTATTGAGATTGTCCTTCATTGGAAGACCGAGGCTTTCCATTACTGAACTATCCTCTCCAAAGTCTTTTGATACCTCTTCGCCCTTGAAGTCTTCTGTCTTCTTATCGAACCAGCTAATGCGAATTTTTAAGCCCATAAATCCCTCTCAAAGATACTTTTTAATATTGCGCTTCGGGTCTGGCCCTTTGACCTGCTTACCAGTTGCAGGGTCAAACGCGCCCAGATGGCTACCATCACTACCTCGATAACCCTCAAGCTCCCCATGCTGGGAATCCCATTCGTAAATTTTACTCTTTTTATCACCATACCAGCGCGGTCGTTTGCCGCCACCGTTTTGTTTAGGCGTTTTAGGCGCCCCCTTGGTCAGATCACCTAACCCTTTAATTTCCTCGGTTTTGGGAACTGGATGATAATCATGTCCATAGTCTTTAGCACCCTTACGCGGTTTTTTCTTTTCGTCAGCCAGTTTTTGCTCTGAAGCTTTTTTCTTTTGCTCCTTTTGTTTACGGCTTTCTACAGCGATCGCAAGGGCTTTCTCCGCATCTGCTTTTTCTTTTATTGCGGCATCAAGAGCAGCCTTACTTACTTTGGCTTTTTCCTTAGCCAATCCTAGCTTGTAACCAGCCTGGAGAAATACTCGATGACCCGGGTGATCTGGATCATGAGCATATACCTCTACCTGTTTAACCCATTTCAACATTGCTTCGACACCTTTGTTTGCAGCGTCGAGATCACTATTTCTTTGCGGTATAGCTTGAAGAGCTTTATTTAACCGTTCCTGAGCTTTAACAATATCTGCCTGAGCACGACTCAACTGGTCGCCAGCCTCTTTATCTTCTTTGGCTGCTGCTTCAACAGGGCTATTTAATGCCCATGCAAGTGTTCGGCGTTTCTCCTCCTCCAGACGCTTTTTAACTTGATCAGGCGTGCTCACCTCAGTTACAGATACGTAAATAGGTGGACTCTTACCATCAGGAAAACGAACTATAGCCTCGTGAGTGTTTTGTCCGGTTGTGAAACCAGGGTATCGAGATGCTCCCTGCTCTTTCTGAATACCTTTTGGTTGTGATTGTGATACAGCCGGTGCTTTACCCGCATCAACTTTCACGTGCAGATCCGGTTTACCCGGAACAACACCAGCAGTGTAAACCCCTGGGCGTTTCGTTGGTTTCGCATCGACAACCGGCACACTCATTGGCATATTTTTGCTTTTAACAACAGCGATATGCTGTTTGCCGTCTTCATCAACAACATCAGCAATTCGCGTGTGTACTACTGTAGCTTTCTGAGTCGGTAAAGCAGAAGGCGGAGTGGTTGACACTTTATCAAATGGTAAAGAGTTCACAAGATGAGCCGTCGCCATCATACGAGGATCATCTTTTGCGATCTCAGATGGAATCAGAGCACCAATAGTTGCCCCTAAAAGACGGCCAGCAAGCGGAACTGCTGCGACGGCGCCTTGCTCAATACGGGTCAGTGCAGCTTGCATAGCTTCCTGAAGCGTCGTTTTGGTAAATAAAGTAAAACCCCACATACCATCATAAACGCCAATGACAGCGGGTACACCGTATGCAGCAGGTTTCTGCGCCTCCGGCGTACTTGAAAGGTTTGCACCGGATGAATTAGACCCGTTACCGCCTCCATTACCGCCGCCCCCCCAATGAATACCGCTATCTTTACCGCCAGAACCACCATCAACATTAATAGTATCTTCGTTAGGCATATAATTCCTCTTTGACTTTAAAATCATTAAATAAAAGCAAAACTGTATATACATACAGTTGTTTTATGCTATTCCCGAGCTGTTTTAAAGTCAATGTGGAAAGATACAAAAAACAAAAATTGGTAGTTTTTTATTATCTTTAAAACAGCAGATTGGGAGAGAAATATATGAAAAGGGAATCCTGCTGCAAATTGACTGGCAGTGGATTCCAAGGAGGAGAACATAGAGTTATTGCTGCACCAACAACTCTATATTTGAAATTGAGATGTTTACTTATCTGAAACTAATTCGATGGCAAGTGAACCCGATACCCTGCTTTTTCCAACATTTGGGTAAATAGGGTTGGCGTACCAATAATTTCTTCTTCCCGCAAAGGAGTGAACGATACCATATCGCCATGTCTATACATCAAAGCACGATCACATTCTGGAAATGAGTGCAGTCTGGCAACGATAACCCCATCGTGGCATCTGATGACTGCGTATCCCTTGCTCGGTAATTCTTCTTTTTGTTTCACCAGTCCCCCTCCACACTGGAAAGTTATTGCATGCTGTCTCAATAATACCAGTCGTCTGCGCTTTCCCAGGTCTGCTGGAGGATTTCCTCAACCATCTTCTTAGCTTCCTTTTCGCGACCGTAAACACTTAAACCATGTGATCCTGCACGGCGTATAACCAGACTGCATTCATCGAACTGATTCTGGAGTCGTTTTGATAATTCTTTTTCCAGCGCCGGGACCGCGCCCTTACGAAGTTCTTTAGTACGATCAATGGTTAATTCAACTTTCATAAATGCCTCCGCTGCTTTAACTGTATATTTATACAGTACACCCATGCATTAGTTTGATCAACGGTTTAACCGCACGAAATGCTAACCACAATACCGACTGTCTAAAAATCGTCCCCGCCTGAGCGGGGCTAGATTACGCAGCTATATCCTTGTTTTGACAAAGTTCTGGGTGATTTGCTCTTAACCAGACCGTGGCCATCGCAAAGCTCATGTTCCTCACTGCGAAACTCGGTAAGGACAGCGCGATAGTAGCATTTGTTAAACCAGAGCATGGGAAACCGCAGCATATATCGAGAATTGTTTATTCGGACATGTTCATTTTCTTTTTGCAGCGGCGCGGCAGGCGTTTCATACTTTCATAGCGACGGTCGGAATACCGTTGTTCAAAACACCTAACGTCAACACCAAATTAGCGGCTTGCAGCTCGTTTATCTCATCAGGTACTACCGGAGCTGGCGGGGCGGTATACAGAATGCGTGTCTCGATGTCAGGCTGCTTTGAGAATCCTTCATACTGCTCTTTTGTGCAGTCATCCCAAAGGTCACTATCTTCGCAACGCTCTCGCCATTGGTAAACAGGCTCCGCCTGGAGCGATGCCTTCGCCCGGATCATCGCAGCAAGTGCCATAGCAGCATCTTCATTAATTGCGCCTGGCGTCGCATCGCGCTCTTCTTCAAGCTCCGCGATAGTCTGGTTTAGCCATTCTCTTATGGCGATATTCATCACTTCAATTCCTCCAGCATTGGTAACCGGTACACTGGTACCGCTTTGTATTCCTCTCCTAGTGATTTTGCCCTTTCGTTGAGGGCGCTAATTTCTGAGACTAAGGGGTCCTCGCCATAAGCAACGCAGAACTCATCTAAATGCGCCTCGCCTTCAGAATCAGCTATGGCATACAGGAACGGCTCGGCCTTCAACACTGCCTGCGCGATTTTAGCAAGGCATTTATCCATCTGCGCCAGCTTGCTCTCAGGGAATACGGCAACCATAGCGAGCCGCATTTCTGTGCGCGCAATCAACTGCTCTTTGGTGAATTCTTTGGTAATTGTGCTCATGCCGCCGCCTTGCTGTGTGAAAAACGTTTCAGGTCAAAGTCGATTGTTGCCCGCAGGTCACGGAAGATACCGCACCGCCCGTGGCGAACCAGGCCACCCTGCTCCACCGCTACGAGGAGATATTTCTCCGCTGTGGTCCGGTGCAGGCCGAACATCGCAACGAAGTCATTAGTGGTGATGCGCCCCAGCTCCTTCACCAGTTCGATAATCCGGTTGATGATCAGGGTGCGTTCTTTGTCGGTTTTCTTTCTGACCATCGGTTACGCCCTCCCTGCCATGCGAAGACAAACTTTCCGGCGCTTCGCTATTCGAGCTACCTCTACAGCGCTGCCGGCGATCCCAAACATGTCGGTGTATACAGCTGCTGCTCGCCGCCATAACCCCTTTTCCTCAAGTGCTTTCGCTTTCTGCTCTGCGGATTGCATCCTGACCGGATCGCTTTTTTCCACCATGCAGGGAAGGATCACATCCGGAATAACTGCATCTGGTGCCGCGGTGTACATAAACTGGCCCCCGCTACGCGCACGAACTAACACGCCTTCATTGCTTAACTCACGCAGTAACTTACCTGATGCAGCGCTGGACATATCAAGTGCTTCGCATATATCGCCAACTGCGCAGTTCGGTTGGTAGCGCACGAAAATCGCCACCTGCTCTTTCTGGGTTAATGGTTTGGTCATTGGTCAAATCTCGATTAGTTGGTTAAACCTGCCGCTTTGCGGCGCTTGTACTCTTCCATCAGCAGCTGTGCCGGAGTTGGCCCTGCCGGATGCTGCGGTGCAGCAAGCTGGCGACGGATTGGTGGAACCGACAACCCGTTACTCACGTGCTTCGTCCATTTGGTCAATAACTTCTCAGCGAGTTTCTTCAGTTCCCCCTCAGTCATCTGGCGCTCTACGCCAGTCCTGCGCATTTCGATGCAGATGTGGTACAAAACCGGCTGCGGCCACGGGTATTTATCACTTCCCGAAAAACGATATGACTCGTTACGCCAACGGCGGTATTCAGCCATCACCCGATCCGATGTAAGCCCGAACGGGTTAGCCCCACTCTCAGAAACCAGCGATACGAACTCAGCCAGATCAGGAGGCCATGTATTACCTACCGCGCAGCGCTCCATGCACTGCTGGCAAACCAGTTTAATCTGGGCCTCAGTCATCGAACCTATCTGAGCTATCCAGAGGGCCGTAGGCTCTGCCCCATTCTTCTGCGTCCATCGGTTTGAGAAGATTTCCCCCATCACCTGCCATAGCCACCATGCCGTTTCCGTCGCCATCAAGTCCGTTCCGGCGTCGCCACTCTGCGTGTGCTGATTGAATTTGCTGAACAGCTCGGGATGCTGTTGGTTCTGATCGAACTGCTGCATTGTCGGTACCTCCGGATTGTGGTTTTGTCTGGACCTTTGCGCGATCCAGATGGCGGGCCAATTTTTGCTCCCACTGGATTTGATGAAAAACTTTTCCTTCGGCTTGCCAGTAAGCGATAAAACTACTCAGTTCCGCTTCAAAATTTATTCCCGCCTTCAACGGCACTCCCCACAAAACCGCCTGACGTTCAAAATCGATTGATGGTTTCCAGTTCTGATGCATCTGGAATTTCCCGAATGGTTGCTGTGCTACAAATCCGATACTGGGTTGGTTCGGATAATCAGGAATAGCAGGTTCGACCAGTTCGCTATGTGTGGGGTTTAGATCTTTATGGTTCCTTGGTAGATTCCGTGTCCCGTTTTTGGGACTGTTTAAAGGGAAAAACGGTACTCTTTGGTTAAAATTCGAACTATTAACAATCCCGATTTTGGTATTTTTATTCTCGTTAACAGTTCCGTTAATGGTACTGTTCGCATTAACAGTTCCGTTATCGGGATCATTTCGTTGAACAGTCCCCTTTTTGGTACCGTTTAAACGGTCCCGATTTCGGGCTTGTTCTGCATCGGGGATGCTTTCTTCAACGCCTACCAGCCTGTAAACAGGTATTTGTTTAGTCCTGCCACGCCGTTCCCCGGTGTCCACAACAAGGCCGATTTCCTGTAGATGCTGCAATCCTGCAAGCACAGTCTTTCTGTCCATCTCAGTAGCCTCTGCAAGCGCAGCGACAGATGGATAAGCGCATAAGTCAGCACCGCACATATCAGCCAGCCAGGTCAGGATCGCCTTACTGGAGGATTTTCCGGTCTTAACTTTCTTGGCCCACCGCATTGCATCAATGCTCATGAAGCCTCCGGGTAGAATTCATTGATCAAAACTCGATTAAAAAAATTGCGGCGCTACGGCGCTGATACTCGCCAGTAGTGGTCCCGCCGCGTCAGCAGGTAACATGTTGAATAACGCGATTGCCGCTTCGCGGATCTCCTTCTCAAGCTTTTGCAGCGGTGCGCCCAGCAACTTCGCCTGATGTGCCTCACTGCATTCTTTGATAGCGCTCGCCACCAGCTCGGCTTCCGTTCTGGCATTACTGAGGCCATGCTTCCTGGCGATCTCAATAGGCATAGCGGCGACGATTGCCCCCGACAGTTGCATGATGTAAGCGGTGTATTTTTCCGAACCACCTTCGTTTTTCAGATACCGGAATAAATTCTGTTTGTTGACCGCGATACCGCGGCCCCCTTCCTTCTTCCACTGCTCTGCCACCAGCAGAGCGATTTTTTCCTGCTTCTGGCCGGGCAAAGTGGATTCCCACTCTCGAACTGCAACCAGTATTGAACGGTGCTTAAAGCTATCTCGCCGATACGCCATAAATTGATTTTGAGTTTTCAGCGGTCTGGCCAGGCGTTGGTTATGATGTTGATATGTAGCTGACTGCATGATTAAGCCTCCTTCTGAGGTAAACCATCTGTTGCGTTGGGATAGAGGTCTGGACGTAATTCATGCGGGGTGACTTCCCAATCCAAAGCTCTGCATGCGTTTAAAACCTCTGTGCTTGCTACCTGAGTACGAAACCAGACAGATACAGTCTGCGAGTTTTTACCTAAGCGGCGTGCCAGTTCTGATTGGCTGCCACACAGCGAAATAATTTTTTGTTGAATGTGTTCTTTCATGCTTCCTCCCAATTTATGAATCACATGATTGATAAATAATTTGTCAATGTCAAGAAACTTAATCAATCACATCTGATAAGAAAGTTTGTATGCTTGCTTATGGGTTTGATTTGGATACGAACATGAACTTCGAAGAAAGACTGTTACGAGCTCTTGATGAAGCCGGGATATCTCAATCTGAGCTGGGCCGCAGAGTGGGGGTAAACTCACAAACGGTTAGTAACTGGTGCAATACAGGTAATTTCCCTCGCAAGGAAAAGTTGGCTTTATTCCCGGAAGCATTAGGTAAGCCACTGTATTGGTTCTTTTTATCTGATGAAGAAGAGGCGCATCTTAAGGCAACCAGCGAAAGCAAAACGGTATTGAACGAGAAACAAGCTGCGTTGTTGGAAGTTTTTGATCAGTTACCTGAAGTTGAACAAACCAGGTTCATACAGCTGGCCAGCGACCGCCTCGAAGAGCTCGATAAATTTATGGCTGAATTTCTCAGCAAACGGAAGATTGAGCCCGCTCCAACCAAAGACTGATAAAGAACACTCTAAAGGCCGCATTTTGCGGCCTTTTTTTTGCCTCTAGTATCTCCTCAACCCTCCTCTAAAAATCATCACTACAATTATTTATGTCAATTAAGTATTGACCTTTGACATATTTATTTGTAGCCTGATTTTAGAAAATCAGTCATCAAGGCAGGACGCCCACGAAGTAGCTGCCGGCGGCATACGAAACACCGGATGAGATGGCAAAACAATCGCGCAGCAGGTTTACCGTTCCGCTAGCCGGCGATAAGGCGAAATGAGTTAACACCCCTGGTTCACCCGACATAGGGGTTAACTATCAAGGTAGGAAATAATGCATATCGAAATTTTCAGAATTGGAGGGCGAGCTTGTTTACTCATCTCCCCCATCAGAATCTCTGTAGCGGAGCGACTGGCGTCCGCCATGGAAAACAGCGAAGTCGTTGCAGCTCTTGGTGCTTATTTCACACCCGTTGGCGAGGCACCAGTTGGTGAACTCGTTGGGCTCTATCTCTACTTTGATAACCTCGATACCGCTGCGTTCATAACGATCAATCATCTGATTGAAACGGATAAGCCAATCCCGGTAGTCGTCAGGTAGAACCCACGAATCTATCAGTACCTCAATACAGGAATCATATTGGTCGCGGTTTTTAAACCAATAAACACTTATTGGACGGGTTGCCATTTTTATGTCCTTGCAGGCTGATTTCAGGTTTCAGCATACCACCGAGAATGAGGTGGTTAAAAGGCAGGCATTAACAGGAGAAGATCAACTATGACCGATTTCGCCAGAAAACCAGCACGGTGCCAGGCCGTACTTCTGCCCTATTTTTGGACGGTCGTCCGCCGCATTTGCTACACCCTCGCTCAAAAAGGCGATCCCTCCGCTTCATAAAGCACAAAACCCGCGCAAGGCGGGTTAAGTACCCGGTCAGCCGACCAAAGCTTTCCGGAATCGAGTTTTGACCAATGACCACTACCCAAGGCGGCAATCATTAGCTGCGGGTATCTTACAACCAAAATTAAGGACCTGATATGGAATTCTTTCATTTAATCAAGGCAACGCAGAAATCCGGCAAAGAAGATGCCGTTATCTGGTTCACGGCTAAATCAGAAGCACGAGCCAATTTGCAGCTGGATGTTGAGCTGGAAGATGCTGGCATTGAAACCGGCCGGGGCAAGAATTATAGCAAGCCTGTCCGTACCGATTTCCCTGTTTACAATGACCTACCGGAAGAATGCACAGTGGATTACACCTGGTGCAAACGCTACGAACTCCAGGACGATGGACGCACCTGGCTGCCAAAGGCTGGTGCTGAGTCTACTGGAGCCGTGGACAACAACACTGCCGCTCCGGAAGCGACCACTACAGTTGAAACCACCGTCGAGAGTGTCCCGCTTGAAAACCGCACTTCAGCGGTCCGTTTTGCCGTCCACCTGATCAGCGACAAATACCAGTCACATATAACTAAAGAGCAGCAGCTGGCTGCCAGCGAAATGTCACTGGATGAAGGCAACACCTATCTCCAGAACCTGCTGCTGGCGAAGAATGACATCCCTGAAGTAGTCGAACTCAGCCTGAACGCTGAGTGGAAACTCGTTCAGGCGATTAAGCAGGTATTCGCGCCAGATGAAGTTCACGAAACTGAAAATATCGCTGCATTCATGGCTGACTGGGCTAAAGCAGATGCCAGCGATCGCAACCAAATAGTGGAAGCCTGGCGCAGCGGCAAATTTCCCCCTCTGAAATCTGAAAGCACCAGCGACACTGGCGTTATAGCAGGTCAGGGTCTTGAACCTGATAACGGTATCCAGATTGACGAGAATGATGACGAAACCACACGTTATCCAGTCGTTCGTATGCCCTTCCGCAAGCAGGTACTCGCCCAGTTCACCGCCGACGAACTGCGCCACCACTTAACCCGCGAAGAATACGAAGGTATCAGCGCGCTGGAGATGGACACTGACAATAGCTATGTCCAGAACCTGCTGCTGGCGGCAGAAAACTGCGAACAGGTTAAGGGTTACGCCACCAAAGACCTGTGGCGCTATACCGACGCCATTCGCAAAGTGTTCAGCCAGGAAAAGCGTCACGAACTCGCTTTGGTTCTCCGATTCACCAGAATCTGGGCGGCGACTGATTACATTGACCGCGGCCTGCTGGTAAAAGAATGGGCCAATGGCAGTCGCGTTGCAGAGATACAGCGTACTGAAAGCGGTACGAATGCTGGCGGAGGCAACAAGACCGACAGAAACCCTGACCTTAAACATGATCTAGACACTCTCGATCTAGAGATTGCGCTGGCCACGTTACCAATGGATTTCAACATTTATGATATCCCTGGTGGTGTTTTCCGTCGGGCAAAAGAGATCGTGAGTAAAAAAGAAAGTCCATTCAAAGAATGGTCTAAAGCTCTTCGTGCAACTCCGGGAGTTTTGGATTACTCGCGTGCAGCTATCTTTGCACTTATCCGCAGCGCTCACCCAGAGCATTACCTGTATCCGGCACGTCTCAGCGGATTCATTAACGCGAACCTGACTGAAAGCGATCATTCTGCTCCATCAGACGAAACTCTTGCGGCTGCGCGCCATAACCCTGAGGTGAGCTGGACAAACGAGTTAACTAATGACTCTGCTGTTGAAACTGGCGGCCAGAATGAGGGGACTCAGGTCGACGGCTACACACAGCCGGTTCTCGAAAAAGTTGGTAATGGTCTTTTTTCTATTGAAGGGCTGGTCACCAGCAACGCTGTAATCGACCAACAAAATAGCGCGGCAGAGTACGTAGATAATGTGCAGATGGAAGAAACTTGCAATGATGAAATCCCGAACAGCTCTGCGTTATCAGAAGGCTCGAAAGAATCTTTCTCAGGCACAAGCACTACTGAAACTTATAGCAGCACAGCTGCCATAAATAATGATTCCGGTCATCAAAACCATATCGAGACAGAACTGCTCTATACACACCTTATGGTCGACATTGAAGCTTTTGGCAAAAAGGCTGATTCACCAGTCGTATCTATCGGGGCCGTGTTCTTTGATCCATCTACAGGTAATACCGGTTCGGAGTTTTACAAAGTGATTAGCCTGGAATCTGCCATGGCCAGCGGCGGGGTTCCGGATGCATCTACCATAATCTTCTGGCTTAAAGCTTCGCCTGAAGCTCGTTCAGAGTTAGTGATGGATGATGCTATTCCGCTCGATGACGCCTTGCTACAGCTAAATGAGTTTATAGCTGAGAATGCGGCTAACGGCCCTGAATATGTGCAGGTCTGGGGGAATGGTGCCACTTATGACAATGTCCTGCTTGAGGCATCTTATGACCGTACGGGGATCCGCTGCCCATGGAAGTTCTGGAATAACCGGGATGTCAGAACTGTTGTCGAGTTGGGTAAAGCCGTTGGCTGCGAGCCTCGCTATGAGATCCCATTTGATGGAGAACCTCACAAGGCTATTTCGGATGCACTTCATCAGGTCAAATACGTGTCAGCAATCTGGCAGCGTCTGACTGAACACTGATTTTTTAATTTCAGAAAATGGCCCTGATATGGGCCATTATGAGGTAAATCACATGCTTCAAATGCTGACTTTAGAAGAATGGGCTGCGGAAAAATACCGGAGTAATCCTCCAAGTTTGAATACTTTACGCCGATACGCTAAAGAGAGCATGTTCACTCCCCCGGCCACCAAAGAAGGAAGATACTGGCGGGTAAGAGAAGATGCCGAGATTACAGGTAATTTAACCCAGCCCGTTATTAAAAAATCTGATTCTCCTATGCTTCAAAGGATACTGTCTGATGGCTGCCCGACCACGTAAAAACAACGTTAAGATACCTAATCTTTATCCGCTCTACAGTCGTAAGGTAAATAAAATCTACTGGCGGTATAAGCATCCCGTTACAGGTAAGTTTCATAGCCTTGGAACTAACGAGGCCGAAGCAACAGCAATAGCAATCGACGCTAATGAGCGACTAGCGGAACAGCGTACCAGGCAGGTTTTGGCTATCAGTGACAAGATCGCCTCCAGCAAAGGAAAGGCGATAACAACAAATACGTGGTTAGATCGTTATTGGAAAATTCAGGATGAAAGACTGGAGAATGGTGATATCAAGCCGAACACTCATAAGCAAAAGGCTAAACCCGTCGCCCTACTTCGCGAGAGCGTAGGAATGAAAATGATATCCGCTGTCGACGTTCGCGATGTTGCTCAGATACTGGAGTCCTATGTTGCAGAAGGTCAACCTAGGATGGCCCAGGTAATTCGCTCTGTTTTAATCGATGTGTTCAAGGAAGCCCAACATTATGGCGAGGTACCGCCGGGTTATAACCCGGCACTTGCTACAAAACAACCGCGCCGACGGATTAACCGGCAACGTCTAAACCTCAACGAATGGCGAAAGATTTTCGAGATAGCTGATGCCCGCCATCATTATATGGGTAATGCCATGTTATTGGCGCTCGTAACTGGTCAGCGCCTCGGAGATATTTCCAACATGAAGTTTAGCGATATTTGGGATGACCATCTGCATGTCGTCCAGGAGAAAACAGGGAGCAAACTAGCGCTCCCACTTTCTTTGAGACTAAACGCTATTGGATGGAGTTTAAGAGATGTTGTTGCACGTTGCCGCGACTATGCAGTGAGTCCGTACCTGATCCACTTCTTTCGGGCTACCTCAATGGCAGCACGAGGGGCACAGGTAAAGTCGAATACATTAACAATGAATTTCAGTAAAGCCCGCGATAAAGCAGACATAAACTGGGGGGACGGCACTCCAGCAACGTTCCATGAACAGAGGTCTCTAGCAGAGCGTCTGTATGAAGCTCAAGGTCTCGATACCCAAAAACTTCTAGGGCATAAATCACCCAATCAAACAGCAAGATATCATGATGATCGAGGAAAGGATTGGATGAAAATTAATTGCAATGAATGAACATTAGGATTATCACCTAATGCTCATAAATATCATTCTGTTTGTTGCCCATCGATTATATCCGATGGGCAATAGTAATCATATTTTTCATCATAGTCTGGCTCGAGTTCAGGTTCTACAGAACCAAAATCCACAGAGTCAATGTTGTTCTGCATTTCAACATGTTCCAATTTAATTTCATCAAGTGATTTTGTAAAGTCACCTGATAATGTAACTAAAAGTAATGTGTTAAAACTTTCAGAAGTTGCTTGCATAGATCGACCAATTAAAATTTCGTCTCTATCCATACTATCCTCGACGTAAAAGCTGAAATCAGCCTTTATCGTGCATTGAACTTCAACACTTATAGATAGAGTAATTTCATCATCTTCTATTCTGATAAGATCTATTGGGTCAGTTTTACCAAACTTTTGAAGTATTTTCACATCATCAAACTCAACTTGCACGTCATCATAATCAAACATATAGGAGGACGATGCATCAAGAGTTAAATCAGTTGCATCTGAAACGTAATCAGCAACCCTAACTTTTATATCTGAAAATAATCGCTTTCCATCATCTAAAAAATCGTTACCCAATAATGACTCGATTATTTCCATAGCACGCTGATGAGGTTGAAAAATAGCCAAGGCGCTTTGCAAGTCATCAACCACCTCAACATTAGCGACACCTTCTGAAAATAACTTCCATCCTTTATCATTACTTACTGCAACAACTTTAAAACCTTTCTCACTTGCCCATGAATCAAGACATAATAAAGCTATAGCATCAGGAAATTCATTCTTTTTTTCTTTATTATTTTCAAATGGAGGTTGATTTAAAAAATAAAGTTCAATTAACTCATCCACATCCAGATAATCTTTAGTTTCTAAAACCTCACCATTAATTTCTCTATAAAAGTCGAAGATAATCTTTTCAGCTAAAGCTATTGGATCTAAATCCCCTTTTAGTTGAGAGGCAGCTTGGACAGAATTATTCTCATCAGTTTTTAACTTCCTTATTGATTCTCTACATAGCTTATCTATCTCTCTGTGTAATTTTTCAAATGGCTCTGATACATGTTTAACCATTTCATTATGAATAATTCTGGGTTGAATTATTAAAATGTGTTTGTTTTTGAATTGTTTTAACTGATCTAACATACCAGAATCAAACTTGTAACCCAATGAATACAATATATTACTATCTATGGAAATTGCCCCGTATTCGAACTGTGCAGTCACAATCATCACCTATAAATAATTAAGAGATTTAGATTTGATGAATATAATAGATTTCTAAATGGTTTTGATAATTTATTTTGATAAAATTTTGATAACCATTCGAAAACTAATAATAAAAACGGGAACCATCAGGCTCCCGTTCTTGTTTAACCCAGCATGTGGATTACATGTTCGCGATAATCGCGTCGCCAAACTCTGAGCATTTCAGCAGCTTAGCGCCTTCCATCAGACGTTCAAAGTCATAGGTTACGGTTTTCGCGTTGATCGCGCCTTCCATACCCTTAACGATCAGGTCTGCGGCTTCGAACCATTCCATATGACGCAGCATCATCTCTGCGGACAGAATGATAGAGCCTGGGTTGACTTTATCCTGGCCTGCGTATTTCGGTGCAGTACCGTGAGTGGCTTCGAACAGGGCGCACTCGTCACCGATGTTCGCGCCCGGGGCGATACCGATACCACCCACCTGTGCTGCCAGCGCATCGGAGATGTAGTCACCATTCAGGTTCATACAGGCGATCACGTCATACTCAGCAGGACGCAGCAGGATCTGTTGCAGGAACGCATCGGCAATCACATCTTTAATGATGATCTCTTTACCGGTGTTCGGGTTCTTAATTTTCTGCCATGGGCCGCCGTCGATCAGTTCACCGCCGAACTCTTCGGTCGCCAGCTGGTAGCCCCAGTCTTTGAACGCGCCTTCGGTGAACTTCATGATATTGCCTTTGTGCACCAGGGTCACAGAGTCACGATCGTTGGTGATAGCGTATTCGATGGCGGCACGCACCAGACGCTTGGTCCCTTCTTCGGAGCACGGCTTGATGCCGATGCCGCAATGCTCAGGGAAGCGAATTTTCTTCACGCCCATCTCTTCGCGCAGGAATTTAATCACTTTTTCTGCGTCAGCAGAGTCCGCTTTCCATTCGATACCCGCGTAGATGTCTTCAGAGTTTTCACGGAAGATAACCATGTCGGTCAGTTCCGGGTGCTTAACCGGGCTTGGGGTGCCCTGGTAGTAACGCACCGGACGCAGACACACATACAGATCCAGTTCCTGACGCAGCGCCACGTTCAGGGAGCGAATGCCGCCGCCAACTGGCGTGGTCAGAGGGCCTTTGATAGCAACGCGATAGTCGCGGATCAGGTCCAGCGTTTCGGCTGGCAGCCAGACGTCCTGGCCATAAACTTGAGTGGATTTTTCACCGGTGTAAATTTCCATCCAGGAAATTTTACGCTCGCCTTTGTAGGCTTTCTCAACAGCGGCATCAACCACTTTCAGCATCGCCGGGGTAACGTCTACACCGATACCGTCACCTTCGATGAACGGGATAATCGGGTTGTGAGGAACGTTAATCTTGCCGTTTTGCAGGGTGATCTTTTTACCTTCCGCCGGAACAACTACTTTGCTTTCCATTAACCTCTCCTTCGAGCGCTTCTGGTTGT